GGGCACTGCTGAAGCGGGCGGTATTTTGGGGGGCACTGCTGAAGCGGGCGGTGGTTTGGTGCCGGGTTCTGGAGCAGTTGGCGGTATTCTGCCAAATGTAGTTAAAGATCCGAACCCAATCAATTATTATATGGGTCGCCCGACGAATATGACGACCGATGCTGAGATTGCAAACTTCGAGGCGGTAATCAGCGATCAACCGGGCGCTGGTGAGGTGTCGCCTCCTGTTTTGGCTGGACCCGACATATCGCCACAGCCAGATATGACGCAACGTCCTATGCCGTTTAGCGGATTAGCGAGTTTAACTAAGCTGCCGATGTTTCAGGAGTTTGCAACGAAGTTGGAATCGGAGCATCCGGAGGCGAGTCAGTTATTCAGTCAGATGTTTATGGGGTCTTTTCAGCGTCCTATGCCGTACCAGAATCCTTTTATGGGGATGGGTATGGGTTCGTTTTACCCTATGATGGGCGGTATGGGCGGCTACAATCCTATGATGGGCATGGGTGGCGGTTTTAATCCAATGATGGGCGGCATGGGCATGGGTGGTTACAGCCCGTTTATGGGAATGAATCCTATGATGGGCATGGGCGGTGGTTTTAATCCTATGATGGGCATGAGTGGTGGTGGACTAGGTTCCTTTTATCCGCAGCCTTCGACATATGGTCCGCCGCAATCGATGCCATCGATGGGTGGTTATCCGACGCCTCCGCAGAGCAGTCCGTTTGGTGGTGCGATGCGCGGTTATTATGCTTAGAGTTGAAGGAGAACTCGAATGAAGAAGTTTCAAGGTGGTGGCGGAGTTCCTCGTCAGACGACGATTGGTGGTCAGCGGCATGATTTGGCGTATATAAATCCGTTTGAGGCGGATTTATTGCGGTCATATGGTGGGAGTGGTGAGCCGGGACCGGGCGGAGTTCCTGCATATTTCAGTTATTCTATGAACAGAAACAGCGATGGTAGTTATAGTATGCCTTCGTCTTCGCAGCAACGGGCGCAACGCGCAGCGGCGGGGGCACCGAGTGTTTCGCCTTCTAGGTCTAGCTCTAGTTCTTCTACTCCTACAAGGACGACGCCTTCTAGGTCTAGCTCGTCTTCTGAAAGTGGTCGGGAGCGGGCGATCAGGGTTGCAGCGACAACACCGAGCGCACGATCCGAGCCTCGTGCTGCGGAGGATCGGTACACGGGAGCGGATGCTAGATCTCGTGCTTTGGAGGTTCAACGACGGACTGCGGAGCGAGCAAGTCGGGACGATAGTGCGACGGCGATAGCGGCTAGGGCCGAAGCGGAGCGTAAGGCGGAGCAGGCGCGAGCTACAGAGCAGGCGCGAGCGGCGCAAGAGAAGGCGATTGCGGATGCTACAGCGCGGGTTCGTGCGGAGGAGCAAGAGCGTTTTCGTCTTGCTGAAGACGCGAGGATAGCGCGAGCTCGGGAAGAGGCGCGGGAAGCGCAGAGGCAGCGGACGATTGGTATTGCTCAGAGTGTTCCAGACCCGATGCAGGGTGGTCTTGGTGGTTTGACTAATTTATTGGGTATGATTCCGGGCGTACCTATGTTGATTGACGCGGCTAAGGGTGCTGCGGGGGACATACAGATGTCGTATTACGCGGGTGGTCCTTTGCGTTCTCGTGAGGAGCAACGTAGGAATCTCCAAGAGGCGCGGAACCCGGACGGTTCTAGGATGTACTCTGATGTTGAGATCGATGAATATTTCTTAGTAACGGACGAAACAGCCGAGCGAGCGAGACAACAGGCTGGTGTTCGGCCCGGTGGAGACGACTCGACGCCGTACACGTTGCCCGCTGCTGCGGATCCTTGTCCGGAGGGTTATCGGATGGATACGGTGACGAATGCGTGTGTTCCAGCGGATGATGTTACTGGCGGAACGCCTCCTCCGGTGGTTCCGGGGTTTCCGGATTTAACACGCCCTGATCCGGTTGCGGTTCCAACGGTTGTTGGCTCTTCGGATTATACGCAGATGCCTGTTACGGGTGGGGTTCCACCGTTGTTGCCGGGAACTGGTGCGTTACCGATGCCTGATTTTAGTCGGGGGTTCATGCCAACAACTTATGGTGGTATGCCAACGGATATAGATCCGTTTAGGTAATGAATTTACAGGCATTACCTGAAGAAGCGTTAAAAGAGATCTTAGCCTTAACTGAGGCTAAGAAAACCTTGGATTTGAGGGAAAAGGCGCATGATCAGTTCATGCCGTTTGCTCATCATGTGTATGAGAACTTCATTGAGGGTCGTCATCACCGGGTTATTGCGGAAAAGTTGGAGCAGGTAGCGAGGGGCGAGTTAAAGCGGTTAATTATTAATATGCCGCCTCGTCATTCGAAGTCTGAGTTTGCCAGTTATTTGATGCCTGCGTGGTTTTTGGGGCGGAATCCGAAGTTAAAGATCATTCAGGCAACGCACAACACTGAGTTGGCGGTACGATTTGGTCGTAAGGTTCGTGATTTGATTGACGATCCTGCATATAAGTCTGTTTTTCCGGACACGAATTTGAAGGAAGACAACAAGGGTGCGGGTCGTTGGCAGACTGACAGGGGCGGCGAGTACTTTGCGGCGGGTGTTGGTGCTGCGGTAACGGGTCGTGGTGCGGATTTGTTTGTGATTGACGATCCGCATTCGGAGCAGGACGCTATGAGCGACAGTGCGTTCGACAATGCGTATGAGTGGTACACTTCTGGTCCTCGTCAGCGTCTTCAACCGGGTGGCGCGATCATAATTGTTATGACTCGGTGGGGAAAAAAGGACTTGACAGGTCGTTTGATTGCCGCGCAGGGCGGGGATGTGATGGCGGACAAGTGGGAGGTTGTGGAATTTCCTGCGATTATGCCTTCTGACAAGCCTTTATGGCCTGAATTCTGGGAAAAAGACGCATTATTGGGGATTAAGGCGTCACTTCCGGTAGGAAAGTGGAATGCGCAGTGGCAACAGCAGCCTACGGCGTCGGAATCTGCGATTATCAAGCGTGAGTGGTGGAAGGATTGGGATAAGGAGAAGATTCCACGGCTGGATTACATTTTGCAGGCGTATGACACGGCGTTTTCGAAGAAAGAGACTGCGGATTACAGCGCGATTACGACTTGGGGGGTATTTAAGCCCGAGGAGGGTGGCCCTGATCACATTATTTTGTTGGATGCCCGTCGAGGGCGGTGGAATTTTCCGGAACTTAAGGAGATTGCGTATGAAGAGCACGAATACTGGGAGCCAGACATGGTGTTGGTCGAAGCGAAAGCGACGGGTACACCACTTATTGACGAGTTGCGGCTTCGTGGTATTCCGGCATTGGGCTTCTCACCGGGCAAAGGGAATGATAAGATAACGAGAATGCACATGGTTGCGCCTTTGTTTGAGGCTGAAATGGTTTGGGCCCCGATGCACGAAAAGTTTGCTGACGAGGTCGTTGAGGAGGTAGTTTCATTTCCTAATGGCGATCATGATGACTTTTGTGATAGTATGACCTTGGCACTGATGCGTTTTCGTCAAGGCGGGTTTATTTCGTTGAGTGGCGAGGACGAGGATAGTTTAGAATGGAGGCCCCGTAAGCGGGAGTATTATTAATGGCTTTACCACCTAACATGGTTGTGCCGGGGTTGGACCTCGATGACACAGCGGGACTTCCAGACGTAGAGATACCTATTGATGTACCGATGGAGTTTCCGGATGGTGCGGAGATTATTGAGGATGGCGAGGGCGGCGCGATTGTGCAGGCTATTCGTGAGGGGGAGATGGAGATCCCTGACGAGGCTATACCTTTTGACGCTAATTTAGCGGAGGTTTTGGACGAGGGCACGTTGGGGGAGTTATCTTCTGAGTTGCGGGCTTCGTATAACGAGGATTTGGATTCTCGTGACGAGTGGGAAGAGACGTATGTTAAGGGTCTTGATCTGCTTGGTTTGAAGACTGAGGAGCGCACGACTCCGTTTGAGGGTGCGAGTGGTATTACGCATCCGATGATTAGCGAGAGTGTTACGCAGTTTCAGGCTCAGGCGTATAAGGAGTTGTTGCCAGCGGGTGGTCCGGTTCGCACTAATGTTTTGGGATTGCAGAACGCGGAGCGAGAAGAGCAGGCTAACCGTGTAAAAGACTTCATGAACTATCAGATTACTGAGGTTATGGAAGAATATGATCCGGACATGGATCAGATGTTGTTTTATTTGCCCTTGAGCGGTTCGACATTTAAGAAGGTATATTTTGATCAAACGCGGCAGCGGGCTGTTTCGAAGTTTATTCCTGCGCAGGATTTGGTTGTTCCGTATTCTGCTTCTGATTTGGCGACATCGACGCGAGTTACGCATGTATTGCGGATGGATGAGAATGACGTTCGTAAGATGCAGGTTGCTCAGGTTTACCGCGATGTGGATTTGCAAACGTCTTCGGATACGGAAGAGGACCCTGTTAAGCAGAAGGTTAACGAGCTTGAGGGGATATCTAAGAACTACAGCGATGATGTTCTGACGATCTTGGAGATGCACGTTGAGTTGGATCTGGAGCGGTTTGAGGATTTAGATCCTGAGACTGGCGAGCCCACGGGTATTCGTCTTCCTTATGTTGTTACGATTGACGAGTCTTCGGGCAAGGTTTTAGCGATTCGTCGTAACTACGACATGACGGATCCGTTGAAGCGCAAGCGCCAGTATTTTGTGCATTATAAGTTTATGCCGGGATTGGGGTTCTACGGCTTTGGGTTGGTGCACATGATTGGCGGTTTGGGCCGCGCTGCGACGAGCCTGTTGCGTCAGTTGATAGACGCTGGGACGTTAGCCAACCTTCCTGCTGGATTTAAGGCCCGTGGAGTGCGTGTACGAAACTCTGATGAGCCATTACAGCCCGGAGAGTTTAGGGACATTGACGCGCCCGGAGGCAGCATCAGGGACGCTATTGTTCCGTTGCCGTACAAAGAGCCTTCTGCGACATTGGCTCAGTTGTTGGGTGGATTGGTTAACGACGGACGTAGGTTTGTTGCTTTAGCTGATCAGCAGATGTCGGACATGAATCAGGAAACGCCAGTGGGGACTACGGTTGCCATGTTGGAGCGTGGCATGAAGGTTATGTCTGCGATTCACAAACGTATGCACTACGCCCAGAAGACGGAGTTCCGTTTGTTGGCGCGTATCTTTGCGGAAAACCTTCCTCCGATGTACCCTTACGAAGTAGCGGGTGCGCCACAACAGGTTAAGATGCAAGACTTTGATGCTAGGATCGACGTTCTCCCCGTTTCTGATCCGAACATTTTCTCTATGTCTCAGAGGGTAACGCTGGCTCAAACCCAACTTCAGCTAGCGCAATCTAACCCCCAGATGCACAACCTTCATGCGGCGTATAGAAGGATGTATCAAGCATTAGAGGTGCAGAATATAGACGAGATCTTGCCACCGCCACCGCCACCTCCGCAGCCGCAAGATCCTGCGATAGAAAATGGGTTGTTGATTGGTGGGCAGGTTCCGCAGGCGTTTGCGCAGCAGGATCATGACGCGCATTTGACGGCACATATTGCATTGTTGGAGATCCCGATGTTGCAGAATGCGCCACCTGTATTGTCCGCATTGTTTACCCATACGTTGCAGCACGTTAGCTTTAAGGCTCGTGAACAGGTGGATAAAGAATTGGAACAGATTAGTGTGCAGCCGCAGCAGCAAATGCAGCAGTTGCAGTTAATGGCGCAAGCGGGAGCGATAGATCCTATGGTTGCCCAGCAGCAGATGGCGGCGTTACAACAGCAAGGTCCTACGCAGTTTACGCCTGAGCAGATCGAATCTCGTGTGGCTCAGGTTGAAGAAGAGATGATTAAGGATCTAATGCTTAAACTTTCGTATTCACCAGAGGGTGATCAAGAAGATCCACTGGTTAAGATACGGATGCAGGAGCTTTCGATTAAGCAGATGGAAGCTCAACACAAGGCCGCGATGGATCAAGCGAATCTTGAACTTGAGGGGGCTCGATTGGAGCAACGTGCTGTTACGGATGCTGCTAGACTGGATTTACAGGAAGAGGTTGCGGACAATCGCAATGCTGTAAACCAAGAGCGCATCGATGTGCAGCGAGAAGCTATGTTACGGAGGACCTGATGCCTCTTAAAGAAGGCAAATCAAAAGGTGTTATCAGCCAGAACATCAAGACAGAAATGGCTGCTGGAAAACCGCAAAATCAAGCGGTTGCTATTGCTTTAAGCAAAGCGGGTAAAAGTAAATATTCTTCTGGCGGTATGGTGAACAGGCGGTTTAGTCCGATAGCCCGACCACAGAGGTTTGTTGGAGAGTTCTAGTGTTGTGCGCTCTCACCGCTGTGCTGGTAGGGATGCATGGCGGCGATATGTACAAGGCGTGTGTGTATCGTTGTCCTAGAGACGTTTCGTATTTTTACTATCATTACCCGAGAATAATACGGATACCGTATGACTTTCGGTGTCCTCCTGTAGCCAAGGTGGGTGAGAAGGTATGATAGATCCGGTAACAGCTATTGCGGGGGCTACTCAGGCATTTAATCTTGTTCGTAAAATGGTTTACGCGGGCCGGGAACTAGAAGATGTGGCTGGTCAGCTTGGCAAGTGGTATGGTTTTGCTGCGGATCTTGGCAGGGCAGAGCAACAACGCAAGAACCCGCCAATTTTCACTAAACTGTTTGCTTCTGGATCAGTAGAGCAAGAAGCCTTACAGATTATTATTCATCAAAAGAAGCTGGCAGAGCAGGAAAAAGACTTGCAGCAAATGCTGAACAATCGTTTTGGCTATGGCACATGGCGCGAGATGGTGGAGCTACGGCGTAAGATAAAAAAGGAGCGGGAGGAAACTCTGTATCGACAGCAAGAGCGCAAGGCGGCATTCTTTGAAACTCTTCTGTTGATATTACTGTTTTCTATGTTGGCGGCTATTTTAGTCGGCGGCACATGGCTGACTGGTTTAGGCGCAGGATGGTGGTAAAATGGCTGATGGTATTCAAGGCGCAAGCCAGCACATGCCCTTTAATGTCGGTTCTGACATACACGCCCAAACAAGGGCGCGTGAGCGCATAGAAACGCATTTGGTAGAGCAGAGAGTAGAAAAAGAACACAGGGCCAACCACAGTCATTTAGAGGCTCTTGTAAAGCAACGATTGGACTTACAAGAAAGTTATGATAGGTTTGGGCGCAAGACTAATGCGGATCGTCCGCAGGGAACGAAGTTAAACATAGAGGTTTGACATGGAAAAATTACTGGCTTGGAAGATTATGCCGCGTCTTATGATGCTGGTTATGACAATCATGTATATTCGCGTAATTGAGTGGGGAATGAGTCTTGAAGACTTGTCAACGCAGCAATCCGCAATGATCAGCGTCTGCTCTGGGGCCATGACTGGCGCGTTTGCTGTTTGGTTAGGTAGCGAAAAGTGACTCAGACATTTTTACAATCCTTTTTAGGCACCGTAACGTGCGCGTTAATTTTGGTGCTTATAATTGAATGGATGAAGGGTGAGTGATGATACAATCCTTTTTAGGACCGATAGCCAATCTTGCGGGATCGTGGCTACAGGGCAAGGCTGATAAGAACGCTGCCGCTGCGGAGCTAAAGCTAACTGAGGCAAAAGCTAAAGCTCAGATACTTTTGTCTGAGAAGACCAGCGTTGCCGACTGGGAGCGCATCATGGCAGAAGGTGCCAAGTCTAGTTGGAAGGACGAATGGTTCGTTGTGATTTTGTCTATCCCTTTGATTTTATGTTGGATTCCGGG